GTGCAAAACGATCATATACTAATTTTGTATCGAATGATTATGCAAGAGATTTAATAAATAGTTTGCCATCTTCTAAAAACGATATATTTTCTTTAGGTAATGTAAATCTTCACGATGATTCCGCTTATATTTTTAGTTCTCGTGATGTAAATAGACATACAATGGGTATTGGAAATATATTTGAGACAGGCGCACCGACGTTTAGTGAAAGAGAGGTTGCACAAGCAAATAAAGTAGTTGATGAAAACGGAAATCAATTAGACTGATCACCTAATGATAAAGGTGGACTTTTAAAGGCTTTGTTTAGACCAAATCTTGCATTAGCGCAGTATGATAAGGATGAATATGATGATAATGGAAATTTAATACATCATAAAGGAGAACATAAATATAATGAATATGGTGATCCGTATTATGAAATTCTTGGAAATAAAGAAATTTATGGTCGTGATGTATTAAGATATGCGGATACTTTAACTAAAGAAGGTACATGACTCAATAAAATTGATATTTTTGATAGAGATGGTTTAAAAACAAGTCCTGGTCAAACAGTTTTGTGAACTATTGCAAGTATCGCTCCGTTCTTAACACCTTACGGATATGCATTTGGTGCATTAAAAGCAGCAATTGATCTTGGGCAAACTATTCCAGTAATGGCTAAAATGTTAAACGGATTTATTACTAATGATGATACCTCTGAATTTTCAAAACAGATGACATCTGTTGAAAACTTCTTTAGTCGTTTTGGTAGAAGTGAAAGTGATTATGCAAGACAACATCGTTGAAGATTTGAAGGTGTTGCACAAATGGTTGTTGATTCGGCTGGACAATTATATTCTCAAAGGCTTATTCAAAAAATACCACAATACTTATCTGATTTAAAGAAAGTACATTTAACAGAAGATGGCATTAGACGAGCTCAAGCTTTGTCTAGTGCATATATGGCAACAACTTCTGCAAAAGAAGTTTATGGTGAGTATAGACAAGCTGGACTTAATCCAGCTATGTCTGGAGCTGGAGCTTTTGCAACAATGATGGCTTATTATCTATTTATGCAAAATAGTTATTTTAAGGATATGCTATTTAGAGATGCTGCTATTGAAATGCCAGAGTTAAAAATCTTACTTAATAGAACTGTTAAAACCACACAAGATAAATTAGTAGCGAGACAACTTGCAAATGAAGGTTTAGAAAAAGCTACAATAGTTACAAAAGAATTAATAGCAAATCCAGAGAAGAAATGATATAAAACTGTATATAATGCTGTTGGAGGTGCATTAAAAAAAGCATGGCCTACAATAAAATCAATTAGTACTGCCGAGTCACCTTATTTATATACTTCTCGATCTTTAAATGAAGGAATTGAGGAAGTTATGGAAGAAGGTGTATCTGATTTCTTTAAAGGTCTCTCTCTTGGATTAAATGCAATGGGGATTGATGTTAAAGATAAATATGCTGAAAAAATTGATTTTAATTGAACTCCAGAAAACTTCTTAGAGAGATATGCTACTGCGTTTGTTGGTGGTGCTATTGGTGGTGCTGTATTTGAAGGTCTTACACAATGAGATAATAAAGTATTACATAGAAATATAACTAGAGTTTCTGATTTAGAAGATCTTGACGAACAAATGGATTGATACATCAGAAACAACTATGGAAAAGATTTGTTAAAACTTACTGATCAATACGAAAATAAAGGTAAAACCGGTACTAAAGATTTATCTTGAAATTATACTATTCAGGATGGTAAAATTGTCTACGATGCAGCAAAAGGAAACAATAGTCAAAGTGCAGCAATTGCAAATATTATCAGAGAAAGGATTAAGTATAAAATGGCGAGATTAGAAACATTAGGACTTAATATATCTGATAACGAAGTAGTATTAAAGGCAATGATGCAAATCGCAGACGATGCAAAGGAAGCTGGCTATACCGACTTAGAGAAATATCAACGTGAAAAATTACGTGATGCTAGAGTAGACTTTTTAAAAGCAACTGGTGTTGACAAGTTTATTATAACAGATGTTGCAGATCTTCAAAAAGCTTTAACTAAATTGGAAGAAACGATTGAAGATAAAAAGGCAGAACTTCAAAACGTTCCTGATAATCTAAAATCTGAACAGCCAAAAGATACACCTGAAATTAAGCGTTTACAAAAACAATATGACAATTTAAAAGAGCGCTTGGATAATATATTAGAAGGTAAAGCTGCAAGTGAATACTTACAATTATCTATGTATTTGTCAGATGAGAGCCTTTATAATCTTTATACGTCTGATTTAACAGGTGAGAATGATACCTGATATGAACAAAGTATAGCGAATTACACTCGTGCAAGATGAGGTGAAAACTATAATGAGTTAGATGATCAATCTAAAGCTTTGATGCAAGCCGAATATGATGAATGAAAGAAAGCACAAAAGCGTAAAGATCGTGTAAGGTATGCATATAATATGCATCAGTTCTTATCTGATACTATTACTCCTATAATTCAACAGCAAATTCAAAATTATTCTGGATATAAGTTAGAAGAAGGTAGGGGTGGAACGATAAATGGACTATTAGCCAATGCTTATACAGAACAACAACAAACGTTAGCTAAACAAATTGCAGATTTAGTTTCTAATGACGGTGATCCGGACGAAGTATTAAATTTAACAACACAATTAGACCAAATTAATAAAACGTTAGATTATATTAAATCTCCTTTATTTGTTTTGGATGATACTTATGATTCAGAATCAGAAGAAAATCCATTTTTTGGTAATTACGAAAGAGCAATTAAGAATTTTGACACATCTACAATGCTAGATTTAATTGTAGATTATTATAAGAATCTTAATAGTTCCAAAACCGTGTCTGAATTTAGTGACGATATTCTCAAAAGAACATTAGCGTTAATCGGAGAACGTTCTAAACTTAATTTCGATACCAATATAGCATCACAAAGAAAATCTGCATTAAATGATTTAAATAGTATTTATGATGATGCTTTTATGTTATTGATTAGAAATCAATGAATGCGTCCAGAATTAGCTACGGTTTTTCACGATATTGTTGATGCAGAAGGAAATGTTCAAAAGAAGTCCGAGGCTCAAATTCTACAAGATTTGTGAAATGCTCATTTAGATCAATTAAGAGTTATATCTAGAAATGAAGACCCAAATGCAGATGGAAAATTTACATATAACGGTAAGACTAGATATTTAATTGATCATCTTTTTGATGCAAATATATTATCCGCTATAGGAGTTAAAACTAAACTAGAAGATCCAGATACTTTAGAAACATATGATGGAATAATAAATCCTTTTACCGGATATTATAATACTTTTCAAAATGTATTTCAGCGCAACGCACAATTGCTAGATGCAAAACAATTCAAAGAATTAATATCTTTAGGAAATTCTTTATCTAACGCATTTACTAAAGACATAGATACTATTAGTTCTAATTACACTGCACTTTATAATGCTCTTGAAAATCTAGCTAAACAGAATGGTGTTGATCAAAACGCACTAGTTGCTTCTTTAATGTTTGATAATGATGTAAATGTATTAAACAAGTTACAACAGCTCAAACAATTAAGAGCTGAAATGATTCATACTCCTATATTGGAATGGATTCAAGCAATGTCTGTACAACTTAAAGGTCAGCCAACTAATCTATGAAACATGTTGACAAATGAAATCAAAGGTTTGCAATCTAAAAGAACTTTGGAGGAATATACGATAAACGACCCATTTGCATTGCAGGAATTAAATTTTTTACATGGAGCTTTAATTTCTGCACAAGCTGTTTTACGTGGAGCTATGCCTGGTGGAGTAAATATAGAAATAAACAAACTTAGAGAAGAAGACGGATTAAACCCATTAATTGTAATTGAAGATCAAAATTTATATGATGTTTATCAAAACGATTTGGATCTACTTTCCATGCGTGTTGCATATTTGTTGGACTTACATGAGAAAAATCATTATGGTACAGTAAAACAAAAGAAGCAAACATTTATTAAGAATGCTCCAAAATTTGTAGAAGCTTTACTTAAAAGAACATCTACAAGTGTCAACGAAGAAAGGCCGGAAACATTTATTGCTAGTAAATTATCAGATATAGGTATAGAAAATATTGCAGATCTTTGAACTAGTGTTGGCGGCGATAATATTGTTTTATCTGATGTAAATGAAAATAACTTTGAAGAGTTTTGGAAAGTGTACAGAGCGTTTCAAAATGCAATATATGATAAAGTTAATGAATGAAATCCATCTGAAGGAAATAAAATTGAAACAATTGCTAAAACACTAGTTTCTGGATTCACAGATGTTTGGAAAATGAAAACTTCTAATTTAACTACTTTAGAATCATCTAAAGTTGAAAATTATGATGTTTTAATGTGATTAGCACAAATTATTGCTGTAGATCCTAGAATTACTCATGGTTTAATTAAAACTGTAAAATCTAATACCGGAATAACTCCATTCTTTGATCAATCTCTTGGTATCGAATTGGGTTTTGCAACATTAGAGAACGATGCTTTATTTAATGCAATTGTCGATGAATTAGCAAAAGCTACTGTTGCTGCACTTAATAATCTTGATATTAGTAAAGAGTCTAAGTTGTATTTGGAGTATAGAGCAAAGATTTATAATGCTATATTTGTAGATGGATCTTCTGGAACAGGTAAATCGCAAGTAGAATTACGTTTTATTAAAGAAATGCGTAATTTATTGCATCCTGGAATAAAGTCAATTGCTGTTTCAGAACACGAAGAACGAGCAATTGGTTTAAAAAACGCACTACACATTACCGATACCGAAGTCTATTCAAAAATAAAACTGTTTGAGCTATTACTTGGACGAGAATTAACTTCTGATGATTTCGCTCCAGGTAAAACAAATGAGGGCGAAGACAGTAAGCATGTTAAAGTTTTATCAGATAAAACGTTACAAGAAATCCGTAAAAAGACAAATAATTGAAAACCTTTGTATGGCGATTCATTTGGATTAGATGTATATATTGATGAATCTGGATTTTTAAGTGAAGGTGATTTTCAATTATTAACAGAATCGATTGGATTAAACAACGTTCATTTCATTTATGCTGGTGATGAAATGCAAAATGGATGTGTTATCGTACAATCTGATAAATCTAAAGTGAATTCTGGAACATTTGATATAGTTGGGATCAAATCTATTCGTCTTAATCTTTCCATGCGTGCTGGCAATTTAGGAATGGTTAAGAACTTACAACATCTTGAAGCACAACTAAAACAATTTTTAGATTTATATTGAAACGAGCCATGATTATCTAGTAAAGACTTAACAACAAAAGTTAAATCTATATATGGAGATGTTACTCCTTATAAATTTAACTTTTATGAAGATGAAGACAATTTATATGGAATTCGATTTGTAGATGATGCTTCTTCTGCTTTAGAAAAACTTAAACGAATTTCTAAAAAAGTAGAAAATGTCCCAAGCATTGTTATTATAACTGATAATGTTGATAAATGAAAAAATCAACGTTCTAGTGATATAGATGTACTAACTGTTGAACAAGTGCAAGGTGGAGAATATCAGTTTGCTTTAATTGATGTAGAAAATTTTGGAAATGATCAAGATTTTGATTATCTTCGTAACATATATACATTAATTAGTAGAGCGAGAAAGGGTGTTTATATAAATGGAGAAATTGGTAGTTGGTTCCCAAAAACCAACAATGCTGATGCAGACGTTACAGCATCTATTGAAGTTAATCCAACAGCTAATGAGAATGAACAAGATCCAGCATTAATTGATTATGGAGAATTCTTTGATAAATTATATGAAAACGATGTTTGATCAAGTTCCAATCCATTAGAATCTCCTACAAATCCTACAAATCCAACAAATCCTACAAAACCTCCGATAACACTTCCAAATCCAAAAGGTCCTATTGTTCCAAAAGTGGAATCTGAAATAAAACCAGGTTTATCTGAATTTAATTTAGACACATTTTTAGATGACATTGCTAAAAATGGATCAAAAAGTCAATTTCTACAAGGTTATTTTATCGATTCTAAAACGAAACGGTCTGATTACGATAATTATCAGAAATATATGCAAGCAATAGATAGAGGTGACCAAAGAAATGGAAGAACAATCTTTACTAAAGATTTTATAGACTGATTGAACAGTGATGATAGTGATGAGCTGATAATAAATGGATCTAGATCCATGTTAAGAGGTTTTACTGCTCTAACTGAAACTAAAAAAGCCGAATACAAAGACTTATTAAAAGGTTTTGCATTAGACTTAATTCAATTAAATAAGGATGAGTTAAGAGAGAAGTACGTAAACGATGTCGAATTAAAAGCAAAATGAAGTTCTCTTTACGAGAATAATGTTAAATGAGACGATCTCGTTTCTAAAGTATTTCAAGATGTAGTAAATGCGAAAACTGACAATAATAAATTAAATGTTTACAGTGTCAGAGATGGAAAATTTGCATATCTTTATTGAATATCGAACGGATTTGCTTTTCCTATAGCAAGAGTTGAAAACTTAAATGAGATTGGAGCCTTACAATTATCTTTGACTCAATTTACTCCACAAATAATTCTTTCTACAAATGGTCAACAATTTAAACCATTGTCTGAAGTTGTAGGTAAATACGCAGATGTATCTGAGGAGGCATATGTTATTGCAATAAGTCCAAATAAAATACCAACAACTCCAGAAACAGGTGTTACTAGATTTGTATCTGAAATGATTGGTAATCCACTTGCATTAATATCATCTATATTTTATCAAGGTCGTGAAAGAGCCTTACTGCAAAGAGAAGTTGATGATAAAGGAATTGTACATAGAATTGATCAGACTGGTAAAACAAATGGGCGTAGAAGATTTAGTGGAGTTAGTAATTTTGTAACATTAACAAAATGATTACGTCTTGCTAACACTTTACGTAGAATTCAAAGTCATGATATTACTAGTGCAAATGATCCTGATGTTAGAGAATTACAAAATTATTTAAATAATCAAGCATTAGAGTCAGTAATTAAAGCTATAGCAAATCCTAGTGCTGCTGAAACATTAAGTAATTTGTCTAGAGCTACACTATTATCTCCTACAAGTAGAGATTTGTTAACTACTGCGTTATTACGTTACTTCTTTATACATCGTGATAAAGTTGATGATTATAATAGATTTATAGAACATTTATCAAAATGAAATAGAGAATCATATAAAAGTAATGATGGTAAATATATTCGTCAACCAGGATTTTCATTTAATTTATATGGAATAAACGGTTCTATAGAAGAATATCACATTCTTCAAGATGAAGGTCATTATAATATCGTTACGAAAGGTATCGATAATGGTGTATTTAAAGAGGTTGTAGTTGGAACGCTTACCGCAAAAGAATGATTAAATATTGATGGATTTGATGTAGTTTCGTCTGTTAAAACGGTTCTAAATAAGATTCGTTTTGCAAAAAGTAATGGTTTGGTATTACAACCAAGTAATACAGGTTTGTTTCAAGATGATGTATTAGGTAACTTCTTTAATGATGAAAAATCTGATATATCTGATGAACAAATTGAAGCTCTTTTTAAAAATGGAACTATTACAGTTGGACTTGCTACCAGAAGTGAAGAAATCCAAATTGATAAAAATGTAATCAAAAATCAAAATGTTGCTTATTTTGCACCGTTTGATTATAATATAGCAGAGTTATTGGACGATATTCATATATTAGAAAATGATGAACTGGATAAATTCTTAAAATCAGACACTAAGTTTAAATACAACTTTCTTGTTGGAGTACCTGCTACTAGTGAAACAACAAATTCGGATTGGATGCATACTGATCCAGCAAGAATCGATGTTAAACAAATGTTGACTGATATTGGATTAATACTTCCTCCGTCATTTACTATATCTGTAGGAAGATCTAATTATGCTGGATTTACTGGATTGGGCTCATTAGATCATAGAGTCGTTACTTCAAATCCTTCTGAAAATCAACTTACTATAAAAGAACAGAACGGGAAAAATACTTATACTTTGCAAAAG